CGACCACTCGCTTTGAGCACTTCGCGCGCCGTTCGGCGGACCTCAATCACCAGATCACTCAGTTCCAGAGTGCGGCAAAAGGAGTCCGTCGCGGACGGAGTCAGGGACCACTGCCATCCATTAGGACTGTACAGGGTTACCCTCTTGATTTCCTGTGGGGTGGTTAGGATATCAAAGGATGCATTGGCTTGGGCGGCCAACATCGACTCGGAAACTCGTGGTGCAGAGCGTTTCATCCAGAAGACGAAGGACTGACCCAGGGGGAGGCTACGACAAAGCCACTGACCCAGGTGAAGTCCGTTCGCTCCGGGGAAGACCCGCTTGCTACGAATTGCGCGCTCCCGAAAGGGAGACTTTACTGCCGGAAACTCGGCGAGGGACTGGTGCTTAGAGTACGCATCCAGTGTCGCCAGTTTGAGTTTCAAGTATGCCTCTGCCAAGTCCAGCATGTAGAGGCCCGTCAACGCAAGATGGAGGCGAAGAAGGGCCCGGACAGGAAGGACTGTTACAGGACAGGGCATATCGGGATGGAGAGTATCCCAAACCTCGCAGAAGAGTATCAATGACTCAACGATCTGCGAGGCCTTACCGGAGCTTGCACTCAAACGGTCTTCGGGAGTCGGAATGGGTTCCGGCTTCCGGGGCCCGACCGCGGGAGGCAGACGACCTGATTGTGGCTTCCCACTCTCATGACGCTGCCACGCGGCGAGCTTCGAGGTGTAGAGCGAATGCTCAAAACACCACTGGGTGACCACGGCTTCGATACAACTATTATGTTGATCGACTCCAGTGCCGTGCTCACCCGTCACCTCAGACGTGACCTGCGCGATTGCAGCCGTCGACACCGTGCTCCGGAGGGAGCTGGTCGACGGGTGCAGGGCTCCTAGAGAGGAGTCCGAACATCGCGTGGAATTTTCATACCAGGTTTTGATGCCACTTCGCAACTTTTGCGTGACATCAACACTCTCAGATCCGGCACTTTTGATACCAGAAGGAGTGGCTGAGTTGGACTTTGTTTTACGGGGGGTCACCCCCGGAATCATAGGCTTTCTCAAC